GTGCCTACCGAGACGCTAGAAGAGGCCATTTTGCGTAAAACCATGGCCGAAGCGGACCTGAAAGAGCTTCAACTTGCCCGCGAACAGGGTCAGATTGTGGCCATTTCCGATCTGGAGCGCGTTCTTGCCAACTCGAACCGCTCCATCCAAACCCAAGTCCTGGCCCTGCCCGCCGGCCTGGCTCCCCAGCTCATCGGCATGGATGATCGTCAGAAGATCTTCAACCTGATCGACCGGAGTTGCCGTTCGCTGCTCAGCAACCTGGCCAACATCGACGCCATCCGCCAGGCCCGCACTCAGGAGCCGGAATCGGAAGAGGAATGATCCGGCCCCGCCAGCCCTACCAGACCAGCCCCGAGGGCATGGCCGCCACGGGCCGCGCTTTCAATAAGGCGCACAAGATGTTCTTGCCGCCCGCGCCGCTCACCCTTTCCCAATGGGCGGATGAGTACGCCCACATTCCCAAGGAAAACTCCGCCTCTCCCGGAAAGTTCCACACCTCCACGCTGGAGTATCAGCGCGGCATCATGGATGCCATCACCGATCAGGACACCGAGACGGTTGTCCTCATGCTGGCCGCGCAGTCCGGCAAAACGCAGTGCGCCAACCTCAACCCCATCGGCTACTACAGCCATTGGGAGCCGTCGCCGATCCTGTGCGTACAGCCCACCCTAGCCGAGGCGGAGAAGTTTTCCAAGAACCGTATCGCCAAGATGATCCGCGATACGCCCGTGCTCCGCGACCTGTTTCCCTCGCCGCGCTCGCGGGATTCCGGCAACACGCTGCTCAACAAGGAATTCCCCGGCGGCGTTCTTGTCATCGTCGGCGCGAACTCTCCGCTGGGTCTGCGCGGCCTTCCTGCGCGCGTCATCCTCATGGACGAGGTGGACGGATACGAGGAGTCCGCCGGCACGGAAGGCGACCCGGTTGACCTTGCGAAAAAGCGATCTACAAAATTCTGGAATCGCAAGATCGTCCTCACCTCGACGCCGCATATCAAGAACCTCTCCCGCATTGAGCGGGCCTTTGACTCCAGCGACAAACGGTACTACTACGTGCCGTGCCCGCACTGCGGTGAGATGCAAAAGCTGGAGTGGCGGCGCCTCAAATGGAAAACCGAAGACATCGCTGTGAACTCACGGCCGCGCGTGGTCGATTGGTACTACGTCTGTGTCAACGGTTGTGAAATCCGCGAACGCTCCAAGCATGAGATGATCCGCAGCGGATCGTGGCGCGCCACCGCCGTGAGTCATGACGGCAAGACAGCCGGCTTCCATCTCAATGCGCTCTACGGCGTTGTCGATTGGTTGAACCTCATTCAGGAATGGCTCGAAGCGCAGACATCTCTTGAGCGGATGAAAGTCTTTGTGAACACGAACCTCGCGGAGACATGGGAGATTCGTGGCACCGGCGCGAACATGACAGAGCTGGAAAAGCGACCGCGTTTTGCACGCGAACCGCTCCCCTCCGGCGTTCTGTGGCTCACCGCCGGCGTGGATACTCAGGACAATCGCCTGGAATCTACGGTGTGGGGATGGGGCCTTGACGATGAACGCTGGGCCATCGAACACAAGGTATTCCCCGGCGACACATCGTTGCCTGAAACCGATCCGGCCAGCCCGTGGGCCGCGCTCCGCGAGTACCTGTTGGAAGATTGGGAACACGCCCTGGGTGTGACGATGCGCATCTCTACCGCGCTCATTGACTCCGCCGGCCACGCCACGGAACGGGTGTACGCATTCACGCGTAAAAACGAGTTGCGCCGCTGGCACGCCATTGTAGGCCGCGCCGGCATCGGCAAGCCCTTGATTAGCTCTGGAAATCGCGTCGGCCCATATAAAACGCTGGTCTACACCGTGGGCACAGACACCGCCAAGGAAGATGTATTCACGTCGTTGCGCGTCCATAATCCCGGTTCGCAATATACCCATTTCAGTGATGCGCTCGATGCTGAGTATTTCCGTCAACTCACTGCGGAAAAGTTCGTCATCACCAAAAAAGACTTTCAGACCGTTGGTAATTGGGTGAAGACCGGCGAACGCAATGAGGCTCTCGATTGCGCCGTCTACGCGCGCGCCGCCGTATCCGTGCGCCGACCAAACTTCCGCAAGATCGCTCGTAGTCTCTTCCGCGCGGCGGAAAAGATTCGCTTGGAGCGCGAGGCCGCCGGTATGCCGGCACCCGCGCCCGCCGAGGATTACATCGGATCGGATGGGGAATCAGTTGCAAGCGAAACGCCGTCCGATTGGGCACAGAAGACAGCCGACACCGCTGTGAAACTCGCAGAGGTGCTTACCCAGGCAGCTAAACCCGCTCCCATGCGCCGGCGGCCCTCCGCAGCATCCCGGCTCCGGAACTTTGGTCGTACCCTCTAAAAAGGATTTCTTGAGCTGTGCTCGCTGTCACATCACGAGGTATGATTGCATCGTACGATACAAAAAAGTGAGGGCAAGACATGAACAACGCAAGGCGCAAAGCACTCACCACAATCAACGAGCGCATCGCGGAATTCAGAGGCGTTTTGGAAGAACTGAAAGACGCGGAACAAGAGTATTACGACAATATGCCGGAGAGCTTTCAGACAGGCGATAAAGGCCAAAAGGCAGAGACAGCCGTTGACGCTATCGACAGCGCAATCCAGAGCATTGAAGAGGCCGCCGGATACCTCGATGAAGCGGTGGCGGCATGAAAGACAAGATCACAGAGCAGCAATACCTCGATTTTCAAGCCGCGTTCGATTTCTTCAACGCTCAACTCTTTGCGGACTCGCTGCCTCAAGTGCTTGTCACTCTCCAGCGTCACGCCAAGGCGCGCGGATACTTCGCCCCGGAACGCTTCCACGGGCGCGGGAACAAAGTCACCATCCATGAGATTGCGCTCAACCCCGATTGCTTCTGTGATGAGACAGACGAACGCATTCTCTCCACCTTAGCTCACGAGATGGCTCACCTGTGGCAGCAAGCCCACGGCCGCGCGCCGCGCCGCTGCTATCACGACCGCGAGTGGGCGGGGAAGATGAAAGCCATTGGCTTGCAGCCCACCACAACCGGCGGAGCCGATGGCAAAGAGACAGGGCAACACGTCACCCACTTTGTTGTGAAGGATGGACCCTACGCCCGCGCCTATGCCAAGCTCAAGGCCAAGGGTCTCAAGCTCCGCTGGGAGTCTCCCGCGCCGATGGCCGCCGAGGCCAAGGCCAAGAACGAGAGCAAGACAAAGTTTACCTGCCCATCGTGCGAACAGAATGCCTGGGCCAAGCCAGATGCCGTGCTGATCTGCGGCAACTGTTTCGAGGACGATCCCAGCGACCCGCAAACCATGCTGGCTAATGCCGCCTAACCGATAAGACCGCGTGACACAGGGTTCCCGCAGACAGGTCCAAGTCTGTGGGATGTTAATGCGGCCTTATTCCTTCTAAACTCAGACTAAATTAGCGTTGTTTTCGCAATGTTGCCCATAGTCGAGTTATGGGCAACTTACTCAATCCAGCTACGCCGATCAACCAATTCTTTGCCTCCGATGTTCCGCTGGAGCCCACCGACCTTCGCGCCGGAGACTCATGGAATTGGGTGCGCGTATTCCCCGATTATCCCAGCGGACTTTACCAGCTCAAGTACATCTTCAATAGTCCCGCCAATCGCTTTGTGATCGATGGAACGCTGGCCACCAACCCGCCCATTACCGCCGATAGCGACGGTCAATCCTTCGACATTCAAGCTCCCGCAACGCTCACGGCTACCTGCCCATCTGACACTTATCAGATGGTGGCTATCCTGTTGGGCATTGCGGGCACCACGGCCGCCGGTGAGCAAGTCACGTCACCACTTCAAGATGTGATCGTGTCGCCGAACCTGGCCCAGGCCACCGGCCCCGTGGATACGCGCAGCGATGTCAAGAAAAACCTCGACGCCATCAACGCATGTCTCCTGGGCAACACCGACCCTAGCGTCTCTGAGTACATGATTAACGGCCGCCAACTCCGCCGTTTCCCCCGCGCCGACCTCATCAAAGAGCGTTCATTCTGGCGCGCTCAATACAAATCCGAACTCCGCGCCAAGGGTGAGTATGCCCCGCGCCGCGTGATCGGTTTCCGCTTCACAACGAGTCTGTAAGGGAGCCGCATGGCACACGTTGAACCAATCAATCGCAGCATCGTTTCCCGGTTTCGCGGCGCTCTCGATGCGTTCATGGGCAAGCGTTCGCTCACTTCCGATTCCACCCTGGCTCAGCTCGGCGGTTCCAACGGATACTCCGGATTTCAGGCTGCAAAGCAAAACCGGATGAATCTCGATTGGCCCTCCGCATCGCGCTCCGCCGATCAGGACTTGCAAGTCGATCTTCGCAAGCTCCGCGCCCGCGCCCGCGATCAGGCTATCAACTCGCCCATCGCTGCCAAGTTTTTACAGATGGTCCGCACCAACGTAGCCGGCCGCCACGGTGTCAAGCTGGCGTTCAAGGTTGCCCAGGTACGTAAGAGCAAAAACGGCAATGGCCTCGATGAAAAGGCCAATGAAGAGTTGCGCCGCGCATGGCGTGAATGGGGCAAGAAAGGTTCCTGCACCGTCTGTGGCCGCTACTCGTGGCGTGAGGTACAGCAGCTCATCACTGAGAATACGGCCCGCGACGGAGAGCAGATCATTCGGAAAGTGTATGTGCCTAAAACCGTCAACCCGTTCGGCTTTCAGATACAGCTTATTGACGCCGATCAGCTTGACGACAATTACAACCTCATGGGCCGCGCGGATGGAACGCAGATACGCATGGGTGTCGAGGTGGATGCCAATCAAAAGCCCCTCGCCTATCACATCTTCCAGGGAAACCCCTACGAGGCGTCGTTCGGCAGCTCCAACCGTGTGCGCGTGCCGGCCGATCAAATCATTCACTGGGTCGTAGCGCACCGCACCGGCCAGACGCGCGGTTACCCGTGGATGGCTTCCGGCATGGGCCAGTTGCGGATGCTTGACGGCTACTTCCAGGCGGAGTTGGCCGCCGCGCGCATCGGCGCTTCCATGGTGATGTCTATTGAGACGGCCAAGGATGCCGATCCCGACGCCGACGAAATTGAAGGCGACGGCGTCAACGCCGATGGCTCCAAGGCTATCGACATCGGCATTGGCAGCGCCCTCGACCTCACCGGCACGGGGGCCACGCTCAACAATCACACGCCCACGCATCCCACCAACGCTTTTGACCCGTTTACAAAGCAGTCTGGACGGCTCATCTCATCCGGCTTTGGTGTTCCCTATCATTCGCTGTTCAACGATCTCAGCGGCGTCAACATGAGTTCCGCCCGCATCGGCGAGATGGAAGCGCGCGAATTTTACATGGGGATGCAGTACTCGATGATCGATAACGCGCTGGAGCTTGTCTATGATGCGTGGCTGGGCGCTGGTCTTTTGAATCAAGCTATCGCTCTTCCCTTTGCGGAGCGTAAGCGGTTCTGCGGTGAATTCCTCAAGTGGGAGCCGCGCCGTTGGCCATGGTTCGACCCGCTCAAAGACGTACAGGCCATCACCCTTGAAATCCAAAACGGGCTGGGAACTCACGAGGAAAACCTCAACGCGCGCGGCCTGGATTTGATGGACGTTTATGAGGGCCTGAAGCGTGAGCAGGATCTCGCGGACGAAATGGGCTTGGCGCTCGGCACCGATATTCGCGGCCAGGGCACAAGCGAAATCAACAACGAAGATGAGACGCCCGAGGATGCTGGCAGCGGAGAGCCGAAAGAGGGCGACGAAAAGCCAGCCACCCAAGGCACCGGCAAACCCGCCAAGCCGAAGGGCCAAACCAAGCCCGCGCCCGCGAAACCAAAAGCCCGTGAACTCACGCGCGGAATGCACCCCGCCAACGCCGCGCTGTGGGACTTGACGAAAGAGGACGAACAATGAAGACACTGATTCGCATCACCCTCATCACGCTTGCAATGCTTTGCGGAATCGCATCGCTCCCCGCGCAGACCGTGAAGACTGTACCCTGTTCGTCTTTGGTTGCCGGCACACAAGGCACGGTCACTGTGACCGCCTCCGATCTTGGCGGCTTGACGCCTCTCACGGGCATTGTGTCCTTCCAGCCGACGTTGGCGAACGGCATAGCGGCAAGTTACCAGATGCCGAATGGCGGCCAGTCCATCTCTCTAGCCTGCACAACCTACGCTGTGGCGGGCGTGTTTTCAATCACCCTTCCCGATGTCACGTTGACTACGCCTCCGGACCTCTGTTTCAAGGTAACCGCGCAGCTCAACGGCACACAGGTTCTGGGGCCGGGCTACTCATGCGTTCAACCTCACGGGACCGCAACCTCGCCAACCGATTGGTGCCAGGCCGGCGTATGCAACTTCGATAACTACATCCCCGTGCTGACTCTCCCGCAAACCAGCTTCCCCGGATTGCCTGGGCCTCCAGACATGATCGGCATGTGGAATTCGATGGTAAGCAATAACATCACCGCCGGGGGTTCCATTACGCCCGTTGCGCTTACCGATGCGGCGGTGGTCACGTGGAACGCCACGAATCCCAACCTCAACGCGGCGACGTTGCCGCTCTACGCTCTGGCCGGTCCGCAAACCAACTGCGGTGCCGAGCCGCTGCAATCGTGCGTGCCGACTGCGGACGGTCTCACCGCGCGCACCATCAACCTCACAGGCATGGTGGCCGGAGGGCGTTACATGCTCGTCCTCAATGCCATGGGTGAGGCCGCCGGTGCGCAGACTGTCACTCTCGGATCGGGTTGCACCTGGCAATGGACCGTGGGAAATGTGTCCATGTCCGGAAATAGCTTTGTAATTCCCACCTGGGTTAATTTCAGCACTCTCGTGGTGTGGAGTTATGACGGCAAAACTTGCGCCGGCACTGTGGTTGACTAATCCACCGCATCGTGGTCTCGATGCCTCAACCCATTCCCAAGGAGGGAATATGAAATTGAAATTCGCGGTTTTCGGTTTGGTCTGTGCATGTGCGCTTGCGTTGGCTGTTTCATTTTCGAGCGCGCAGAGCGCACAGCAGACGCCCATCGCCTATGACACGCTGGGCCATCCCATCTACGGCGGTCTCGATTGCGTCTCCAAGACGGCCCCAGCGGTCTGTGCCAACGACCTCACCGGCTCCGTGGTTGTGGCGGCCGGCGCTACTACCGTGGTGGTCAATGACTCTGCGGTTGCGTCCGGATCGCACATCATCGTGCAGGAAGATTCCTCGCTCGGCACCAACCTGGGCGTTACCTGTAACACCACGCCGGCCACCGCTCCGCCCACCGTCTCGGCGCGCGTCATCGGTACCAGCTTCACCATCACCACGACCGCGCCTACCACCAACCCGCGCTGTTTCAGCTTCCACCTGTTCAGCTAAGTCGAAAGAGCGTCAATGACTCCGTACTATGAGCACGCGGGTATCACCATCTATTGCGGGGATTGTCGCGAGGTGTTAAGGGGGGGCAGCGTAAAAGCTGCTCTCCTCTGCACCGATCCGCCGTACGGCATCGGCGCGGCGCGACATAAGTTTGGCGGCCACGGCGTCAAGCAACACCACACCGGCTTGGCGGCCGGCAAGATGATTGCCAAACGTGATTACGGCGACGGTGCTTGGGACGATTCTCCGCCCGATGCGGAGCTGATAGACCTCATCCGCTCATGCGCGCCGTACCAGATCATCTTTGGCGGCAATTACTTTCAACTCCCACCTTCCAAGTGCTGGCTGGTGTGGGATAAGTTGCGCGGCAATACAGACTTTGCCGATTGCGAACTGGCTTGGACCAATCTCAACAAAGCCGTGCGCCGGATCGCTTATCGATGGAATGGGTTTCTTGTGCAGCCCGGCTGCAAAGATGTGCGCACACATCCAACGCAGAAACCGCAAGACGTGATGCGCTGGGCCATCCTGCAAGCGCCCGATACGTGTAAGTCCGTGCTCGATCCATTCATGGGCAGTGGCACCACGTTAGAAGCGGCCAAGGCCCTGGGCTTGTCTGCCATCGGCATTGAGCGCGAGGAGCGTTACTGCGAAATCGCAGCTCAGCGGCTCAGCCAGGAAATGCTCATCACTGTGTGATCCGAAATTGGCGGGCTTTTTCCATTCCGCCGCACAGTGAAGTTATGAGCACTAAGAGCATACCGGCGGCGCTTCCGATGCAGTATCGGGCCGCAAAAATAGACGCGGAGCCGAAAGAGGGCGAACGGCTGTCCGGCCCCGATCCGGGCCGGTTTCGCTTTGCCGTCTCCAGTGAAACCCCTTACCAGCGGAATTATTGGTTTGGTCCGGGCAATGAGGTTCTTCAGCACGATAAGAAGAGCATTCGCACAGAGCGCCTCGATTCCGGCCAGGTTCCCAATAACTTCAATCACGACCCCAACAAACAGCTCGGCATTGTAGATAAGTACGAAATCAAAGACGGCCGGCTTGTGGTTGAGGGGCCGTTCAGCCGCTCGGCGTTTGCGCAGGAAAAGCGCCAGGACTACGACGACAAGATTCTCACTTCCGCCTCGGTGGGTTATCGCGTTCACAAGATGGTGCGCACTGCGGACCCGGATTGCACTTGCGATTGCGACGAGTGCAAGGCCGGAGATTGCGCTAATTGCAGCGATAGCACATGTGATTGCATTGCCCGCTGCGAGGTCCGCGATTGGGAACCGTTCGACGGATCGCTTGTCACCGTGCCCGCCGATCCCACCGTGGGCCAAGGTCGCTCCGAGTCCGGTGACCAAGATTTCCCGGTTGAGTTTGAAACCGTCTTGCGGCGGAGCGCCGATCCGGCTCCCGCTGCACAACCCGCAATCGTTGTTCCACCCGCACAGGAGAAAAGAAACATGGCCGAAACGGCTGAGAAAACCGCAGCGGAACTTGAGCTTGCGCGGCGCAATGACATCATGGCCGTTGCGACCGATTCCGATTTCCGCAAGTACGTCACCATTGACGAGGCCCAGAAAGCCATCGCCGATAACACCTCCTCGGACAAGTTCCGCGATCTGGTCTCGCGCAAGATTTGCGCCGCTAACGATGCCAGCAAGGTGGGCACCGCCGGCACCAACCTTTTCGGCGAGATGGATAAGTCTGATCAGAAGCGGTTCTCCGTGTTCCGGTTGGTTCGTTCACTCACCAATGCGGCCCGCCCCGGCTCGTTTTCCGCGTCTCTCTGCGATGCGGCCTTGGAGCGTGAGTTCAGCGATGAACTGAAAAAGCGCCTCAAGATCACCACGGAAGGCCCGCTGATTCCGGATTCCATGTCGCGCGCTCTCGGTACGCAGGGCATCGGTAGCGGAGCCGGCCAGATTGCGGTAACCTCCGAAGCCGCCGCCGTAGCCACCTACACGCGGCCGGAAGTCATCGAGATTCTGCGCAATCGTCCGCGCGTTGAGCAGCTTGGCGCGCGCCGCCTGGGTGGGTTGACCGGAGTTATCCGGTTGCCTCGTCAGTCCGGTGCCGGCACTGCGCAGTGGGTGGGTGAGGGCGCGGCTGTTACTCCGTCCGATCTCTCCATGGATTTTATTTCCGTGACCCCGCACCGCATCTCGACGCAGACCGCATGGACCGTGGAACTGTTGGCGGAAACCGCGCCCGACATCGAGGGCCTGGCCCGCGCCGATCAGGACAGGGTGATTCTGTTGGCCCTTGACCTGGCCGCGCTCAGTGGTCCCACCGGCGGCGCAAACCCGGTTGGCCTGATGAACCTCACCGGCCTCACGCTGCTTTCGCCTTCCGGTACTGCATTCGGTGATGGCGGCAAGCCGCTCACCTGGGCTGACATTCTGGCATTTGAATCCACCGTTGCAGCCGCCAACGCGGATGTGGCCACCTCCGGATTCATGTTCACGCCGGAAGTACGCGCCCAGCTCAAGGCAACGCCGAAGTTTGCATCCGGCTATGCTCTCCCGATCTGGGATGACGGCCCCAAGGACCCGCTGGGCATCGACACGCAAGGCCCCGCCGGCTATCGCGCGGCCGTCACCAACCAGCTTGCCAAGAACGGAACCAAGGCGGGCGTAACCGGCTCCATCCTGCACAACGCCGTGTTTGGCGATTGGGGCCAGTTGATCGTTGCCGATTGGGGCGCGCGTGAGGTGGTCGTCGATCCGTACACCCAGGCCGCCAGTGGCGCGATTGTTGTCACCCAGCGCGCGCTGCACGACATCGCTTGCCGGCACGTTGCGGCTTTCGTTGCCAACCCCTACATCGCAATCAGCTAATCGGGGTGATGCTTTCCCGGTAACTGTCCACTGACAACTGATAACTGACAACTGCGGGGCCGCGAGGCCCCGCCGAGGTGATCGATGCTTACAGCGAACAAAGGAAACAAAACCGTCAAGGCCGTGTTGCGGGTTGACATGGTTGTGGACGGCGAGCGCATGGAAAAGGGCGAAGTGGTTGAGATGTCCGGCCACAACTTCAAGTACCTTCTCCAACACGACCGCGTGGCCGAGGCTACGGGCGAGAACGTCGCCGCCGTCAAGGCGGAAATCAAGTCCACCGAAGAGGCCGCCAAGCGCGCCGCGCAACCGTCCACCGAGGAAGTTCTCAAGGCCCGCATTGCCAACCTCGAAACAGAGCTGGCCGTCGCAAAGAAAGGCAAGTAACGTGACGGCAATCACCCTCACCCAAGCCGGCGTTTTTAACGGCCAGATTCACAACGCTGGAGACACGGTGGACGTGTCCGACGGAGACGCGGCCTGGATCGTCTCCGCCGGGCGCGCGGTCCTGGCCACAAGCGCCACGGTCACCGCCGCAACCATCGCAGCCGACACCGCTGCGGTCGCCGCCGCGCAAACCCAGCTTACCGCCGATCAATCCACCTTCAACGCTACGCAGGACGCGTTGACCAACAATCCGAACTTCTAGGCGCGCTCATGTTTGGTGATTCCGATCTGCACGTATTCTTCGATGACTTTGGCCAACAGTCTCCAGTGATCTGGAATAACGAGCCGGCCGTGAACGGAATCCTTGATACATCTAGCGATGTTTTCTCACACGGCGGAGGCCCCGGCGGATTCGAGCGCAACACGATAGTGCTGCACATCCCGTACAACGCTTTCACGGCCACGCCCAAACCTCTTGACCCCATCACTGTGGGCGGTGTCTCGTACACCGTCCACTCCCTGCCTGAATCGCGCGACATGCAGGTTACAGAGCTGTATCTCAAGCGCACATGAGGCATTCATGCAAACCGGATTAACGAATCGAATGTTGCACGTTGAAAGGAACGTCAACCATGAGCAAGAGCGTGAACTCAGTCACCCTGTTGGGCAACGTAGGCCAGCCGCCGGAAACCAAAGCATCGCAAAATGGAACGTTGCGGACGACGGTCTCCATCGCAACCAACGAACGGAAGAAAGTTCCCAACAGCGATAAGGCGGGGCCGCAGTGGGAAGATCACACCGAGTGGCATTCGGTGATCCTCTTTGGCCGCCTGGCTGAAATCGCCCGTGACTATCTCCGCAAAGGTTCCAAGGTCTACATCTCCGGCCGCCTGCGCACCATCTCCTGGGAAGACGACACCCAACAGAAGCGCTGGAAAACCAACATCGTTGCTGAGGAGCTTGTCTTGCTCGATAGCAAGGACTCAAGCCCGGCCAAAGTTCCCGATGAAGCGTACAGCGGGGCGTTCTGATGGCTCAGACCATTTGGACCCAGGCCGCAACGGCCATCATGACCACACTCAACGCCCACGGCGCGCCCGCTACGTTCTACCGGGCGCGCCGTGGGCGTTGAGTGTGGTCATGAT